TATGGAACGGGCATATATGCTTTTTTTGTCTCTGCTCCATTATCCGGATCTTTTGCTACAAATGTTTGAGTAGTTGTTAATTTTCTTGATGCATCGTAAGTAAGTCCCGTAAACTCAAATGACATTCTTGGCAATGTTATTTGAGTTTGTTTGCTCAAATCTGGAGACTGCTCAAGTCTTGCTAAAAATTTCTGAGTCGGTCCATAGGCAAGAGGAACTTCTATTATACTGACAACATTATCATTAGAATCTGTGTGCTTAATTTTTATACCATTAAATAGAGAACCAAAAGAAACTATGGTTTTTCTTAAGATCTCGTTGTAAAAATACTCAAACATTTTTATAAACTCTCTATTAGTATTTAATGATATAAAATGTATTTATATCAAGGAGTTCCAAAGGGATTTTTTTCGCTAAAATCTATAATCAAATCTGCCTCAGTCTCAATATTTTTATTATCAGTATATCCATCATTAACTGGATATGTATCAATCGTTCTTAATGCGTGAGAAGCACCAGAATCAGATCCGACAATATTTTCTGAGATTAAAAATTCTCCAGATACATTAGAAATTTCAAGTTGATTTGTAGTAGAATTCCAAGATCTTACTCTTGCAGTTGTACTACTTATAGATCCAACTATAACTTCATTGAATATATAATTTCCAAAAGAACTGAAAGATGGATTACCAATTACCATAGTTGGTGGCATTGTATATCCAAGACCAGTATTTGTCAATCTTATTTGTGTAATTACTCCGGCAGAACTTACAACCGCAGTCGCAGCTGCAGATACTGTGGAAATTCCTGTAAAGGTAATTGTTGGAGAAGTTGTATACCCAGATCCACCATCTGTAATAGTAACTATTCCAACAACTCCGTCACCAATTGTTGCGGTTGCGGAAGCTCCTGATCCATCTCCAAAGAATAAAACCCCAGGTGCAACGGTATACCCATAACCAGCATTTATTACCTCAACAGATTGTACTGATGACGAAACGGGATTTACATTACTATTGCAAACAACAATTCCCCCAATCATCGTTGCAGATCCTACTCCGGTCATTCCACCCGATGGAGCAGAAGAGATTGCAACTCTTGGTGCAGATGTATATCCACCACCTCTATTGGTGACTGTAAAGTATCTAATACCACCGCTAACAATTGAAGCAATTGCAGAAGCAGTTACTGCGCTTCCAACAACTGTTAGTTTTTGAATTGCACCTGCAATATTAGTTCTATCGTCTATAGATATTGCATCACTAGAACTTCCTGAAACAGTATCATCAATTTCACTTACTCCTGTATCAATCACCTCATCTTCATACCTAAAGAGTTCACATCTTAAATCATAACTAGTATTTCCATTAAGTTGATAGAATGGTTGTTCGTGCTCAACATATTTTATCTCAAATAAACGATCTCCCAAAGGAAAATAAATTAAGTCGCCTTCTTTTGGACGGTTTGATATTTTAATATTTTGTTCATTTCTTATAAGCGGAGAAATATAAGTTTCAAATCTTTCTCTAGATATAGTCAGAGTTAATTCATTAAGTGCTTGAATACCAAATTTTGAAAGAATTGTTGGATTGTCGCCATATCCCTCATAATTGACAAGATATGCTTCTATTGGATATGCATCTTCAAATGAAGATTGTATGACTTCTTTTATAACAGTATTTTGTGTAAGATATTTTCTGGGCAAATAGTAAACTTCAACACCATACATTCTCAATTGTTCATTAACTAAATCTTGAATTAAATTTCTTTCCGATTCGGAACCTTGGAGAAAAAATGGATTTAACATAAGATTAACCAATCATATCGAAAGGTGGAAGCTCATAAGTATTAGACATTTTTTCCATTAAAATATCAATTTCTCTTTGAGCATCATCATACATTTGACGACCATTGAGTTCTACACCACCAGGAAGTTTAACTCCAGTGAATTTCATCATATTTTGTCCCCACTGACGTTTAATCAATGATGTTAAATATGGTTTAATAAAAGAATCATTCCATACTCTACTATAGTCATTTGGATCTAAAACTGCATAACAATCAAGGATAATATAAGTGTTAGTGCTTATTGCCCCCCAATCAATATCAAGATAGAGTCTATCTTGTCTTTTATTAAAACGAATTTGCTTTTGGGTATTCAATAAAAAGTCTAAATCTTCAAGATATGTTTTTACCATTGCATATGATAAAAGTTCTGTTGTTCCCCAATAGTAAATATCATTTAAGAATAACTGATACTTTACACTAAACATACCATGACTAATGGTATTTGCACTATCATATTGGAATATTTTTGTTACTCCAACTATTCCGGGAGGAACCTGTAGATAATTACTATTTTCCTCATAATTAAATGTTGTCGCAGTACCGACAATACTAGTCGTTACACTCGTAGTTACAATTCCAACACTCGAATTATTATTACCTCTTGCTCTTCCCCTATTAATATCATCCTGCGTAATTTTATATTTGAAAAATGTTGGATAAACTCCATCAAAATGACGTTCTTGGAAAAACTGAACTGCATCATCAACTAAATCTTCAATCTGCTCATCAGCTACATTGATCTCTAAAACTGGCGCCCCCAGTTTTCTTTTACAGTAATTTATTAATTCCTGTCTGGTAGATGGTTGCGCCATTTATTTAATACCTCTTAAGATATTTAGGGAGCGGAAGAAATTCCAGGTATAACCAGAATATTTCCATTCACTATTCTGTAAACCGTAGAACCAGAACTAACTAAAATGTCGTAGATATATCTACCTTCAGATAATGTTCTTGTTGCAGTTGATCCTAATGATATATTAAATTTGCCCCCTGCTGCACTGGTAAATCCGACATTAAACGTTGCTGCTGGATATGCAGAAGAACCTATAGAAACGCTTTTTGTCATACGGGAAGTGCCTGTCCACCCTGTAAAATTAAATACAGAATTTGAAGGTGTATAGACATTAAAATTAGCCTTAAAGTCTGCACCCGCATTAATTACTAAATTTGATGCATACGCAACTCCAGAATCTGTATCAAAGGTTATATTTTTACTTGACATTGGGAACTCCTATAGATGATACTACTTCTTGTTGTTTTAAATAAAGTTTGAAATAACATTTTGCAATATTTTTAACAAGTTCAATATCGGATATATTATCTATTTCTGAAGATACTTTAAAGTATTCAAAACTTTTGCTCAAACTTTCAATTTCAATTTTATCAGGATCCATTAAGCAAACTCCTAAGTAAAGATTTTATTTCATCGAGGTCATTTTTTATATTAGCAACATCAGATTCAAGATTTTGTATCTTTTGATTCTTTTCACTCTTTGAATCTCTTCTTGTAACATATTCTTGATACTCAGTCATATTTGTATTGACAATGGAGTTTGTATTTGGGTCTCTCATTAAATTTGAGTGACCCTCTACTTTTAGGTAGCTCATATTATGCAAGTGCAATAACTCTAAGATCCTTAAATCTTGGTGGATATACTTGATTTGTAGATGTCATCACAATTTTAATTCTATATGATCTGAATGGTGATAATTGATCAACACTAAATGAATATTCTTTGTATTCCAACTCTTGTGGTAAAAATGCCAAATGTGTTGATGGACTGATGAAAGTATCAGAATTACCATCATTATTTGACTGATTGATAATTTGTTTTTTGGTATCTAAATTGTTGTATCCTGGGAATGGTACAAAAATTGGATTAAAGTTTTCATTTTGTGAAGTTGCATAGAAAGCACGAATATCCGAGTAAATGTTTATATTGGCATTTAGGAGAATTAAAATTGATGAAGCTGAATTTTCCAATACAATTTCTTTGGAAATATACTGGAATGCAGTCGGATCATCTGAGATACTATTAACTCTATTATCAGTCGCATAATTTGTAATGACACTATTTACTCTATTTGAAGTCGTTATTAAATTGATTCTTTGTGTATCAATAACTGGTGTCAATTTACTATCAACTGTACTCATTGTGAGTCTCATATTCAGAGATTTATTTCCAGTTAGATTTGATAATTTAGCAGTTTCATTCACCTTAGATGCGATTATTCTTGTGCTATCAAGATAATTTGTTTTGTTTAATGTAATTGACTCATATCCATTATCAACATATGGAATTTCATTTCCACTCATACTCTGTCCGGTTACTGTTCTCATTTCACCAGTTAAATTAGTTCCTTGAACAGTAAGATTATGTACCATTGGAGTAACTAACTCAAAAGGCATATTTTGAGTTGCCTTAATATTGTAACCACCAGTCGATTTTGTTTTATTCTGATATAATTTGGGGAAACCAGTTCCGACAGATCTATCAGTACCATTTGTTGACATATCAAGTTTAATATTGTACGAATCAAATGTGATGGGATCTGATATTGTTACATTCTCAAGATTATGTGTCGTATTAATTCTATTTAAAGAGACACCTGCTAATTCATACTTGTAAACTGGAGTTCCTGCTGGATAATTTTTGGGATTTGTTCCCCTCACAATAACTCCACCAATCGTTGAACCAGAAACGGAAGTATATGAGATTACTTCATCTCCAATTAAAATATATCCAAGATTAGTTGTACCAACACCAACACCCTCAAAAGTATTGAGATTTGAAATACTTTCGACAGAAATTGCCGAAGTTGAATTTGAGTTATATACAAGACTTAATTTTGTTGGCGCAATATCAGATTCAACTCCAGATATATCAACATAGTTTTCACTAAAATACATTCCGTGATTTTTGTGATTGATTTTAATATGCAATCCATCATTTTCTGTAATAATTTGTGTTGCCGCAACATTTCCACCAGAAGATTGATTTAGATTTGTGGTAATTCCTACATTATTCACATATCTAATAGTATTTGCAGCACCAACGGCAAAATCACCCTGAACATTATCT